TCAGAAGTCATGTGAAGCAGTACCCCGAATCACAACCGCCTTCTTCGATGGACTCCAGACCCGGCAACTGGGTTTGCGCCTCACCGATGGCCTCATCCAACGGCTTATTGAACCGCGTCATCCACATATGGTCCTTGCCCAACATGTCGCGGCGTTCATTCAATGTCCTCTCCAACTCAACTGACTTCCAAAACAGTTCCGGGTGATCACGTCGCTGCTCTGCCCACACGCTCGGCCTATGGAACGGGCAAAAGAAGCACGACGACTTCCCAGGGACAGGCAACCCAGCCCGAGCCGTCGTGTTCATGCAATCCTGCCGGTTCATCATCAAGTCAATCAATGGGTAAGTGACCGTTTCATGCGGGGCGCATCGCTTGTTCCCGATACGTTGAAACTCGTCCGTTGAAATACCTATAGCCACCGTTGCCGGGTCGTCCTTGCTGGCTCCGTTTGCCTTCAACCACTTAGCGACCACAGCGATCTTGAAATCGGCGGTGCATGCCCTTCGCCCAGGCGCACCATTCGACATGCGAATCGGAATGGGCACCGACCGAGACCCCTCCTTCATCAAACGACCCCACAGCGTCTCCACCGTGCCGTCACGCTTCACCCGGTCCAAGATGTGAACCGGGAAGTCGCGTTCGGCGGCCCACGGGATCATCACCTCGCGGACATAAGTGAGCGTGGCCGGCTCCTCAGAGTCGTCACCCACGTTGGCAAACAGGGCGACATCGACAGGCCCGCCCATTGCCTTCTCGAACGCCGGGTCACGCAACGCCGCCATCACAACCATTGCCGTGGACTGGACACCCCCCCCGTAGGAGATGGATCGTAGCGTCATCGCCAGGCTCCATCGGCTTCACGATCCACCCGGCCGTCAAACCACCTATCCGGATCAGGCTCCACCGTCCACACCCAACGCTCCTGCACCACCGTGCCGCACACCTCACACTCAGCGTGCTCCACCCGCCCCGCCTGCCAACCCGTCTGCCAAGTATCCTCCTGGCATTCCCCGCACCACAGCTCACCGTCACACTCGGCATCAGGGCACCAATCAGACATCTGCCACGACCTGAAACTCAACCGCCAACGGATCACCGGTCGCAGGGTCACACCCCACGAACCTTGACTTGACTTCGAGTCCACGACCGCCAGCAACTTTCCACAGGTAGTGCCTGAACGACTCCAACGTGCCGCGCTGCATATCTTCAGCAGTCACAACCCAGCGCGAACCGTCAAGCCACTCATCCCACGGATACTTAGCCCGCGACGGTGGCACCCACGGGTCAGGGTTAGCGACACGGCGCGCCATCACGCAGCCCTCGACGCTCTCTGCTCCCGGCGCTTCAAACTCACCCAATCCCACTTGCATTCTTTTGAACACGACAAATGACCAGGCCGCACGGGAGCAAACTCGGTGCCACACATTCGACATTCCTTCAAACCAGTTCCCGTGGCGAAAGAAAATGCCCGCAAACGACGACGCTGACTTAGAGTTCTACCACCCCAAATACCGAACTGTTCACAGTTTTCTATAGCATATTGCAGACATTCTTCACGCACCGAACATTGCGTATTGCAAACCTCTAAAAGTTCCCTCGGCGGATTAGAGCTAGGAAAAAAAGCATCCGAACCCGCACCTTTACATGCAGCTTTCTCCATCCACGGCTGCCTCAACTCAGCCAACAACTCAGCCAACGGCATCAGCCGCCCCCATTCCTCGAAGGATGCAGCAACCCACCAGAACCAGGCGGACCCAACTCCAACGCCGTCGCCAAAAACACTTGAGCCAACGCCACCAAACCATCCCGATCCACCACAGTGGCCGTATCCACCATGCGAAGCACCGCCTCAGACGCATCGTTGATCGACTCGCCCACAAACACGACGGCTTCCTGATTGTCGGGGTCGTCGTGACGTAGACACAGAAACCTGTTGCTGTGCCGTCTACACGGCATAACAAACACTTCACCCGGGAACGAAGTCAACGAAATCATGTCACCAATCTCCGTCGTCATCAGGTAACCAGCCTTTCGTTACGCCACCCCACACGCCGAACTCCTCGCGTTTGCCAGCGTTGTAACATTTCTCCTTCACCGGACAAATAGAACAGAACGCCCGCGCCAAGTCGTAATACCGTTCCTCGAAAAAGACTTCCGCTTTCTCCCCGCGACATGCCGCTTCAAGTTTCCATTTGCGTAAGTTGTATCCCGCCACCGTTGTCCCGCACTCTTAGAATCGCCGCCTGTGTATCGCTAAACACTGGCTGCCGCCGCTGCCGTGTTTCCCGCCTCGCTATATCCAACGACACCGACCAAGCCCTCCTGGAAGAAAACTTGTAACAAGTCTCCAAAGCCCCAAGGATTGTTTCAGTGTCGAACCCTGCTTCTATCGCCTCACTTATCCGTTTCGTAATCGTGTCCGTTCGCGCCGACGCAAGCATCGGACGACAATCCGGTGTCGCCCTCCACGCCTGATACAACCTGTCGGCCTGAGCCGGCGAAGCATTCGACTCGTACCCCTCGAACAACACGACTTCACTCACCTGTACCTGCCTTTGATAGTTCCACGGCCCCCAACGCGGCCAGCAACACGTCCTGTTGGGAACATTTCGTTTGCGCTGACACCAGTTCGGCACGCATCTCGTCATGCACCTGTTCAAACTGCTGCCACGCGACATCATTCGCGTACTGGCGACTCATCAACTCACGAACCGCCCTATCCAAGTTGTGCAACTCGGCAATCAACTTGTGTTTCCCCCGAAACCAGTTCACAAACCTGGTCACGGCAACACCCCCTCAACAAATCGTTCCAACGACATGACCACATAGGAGCGGCCCGTCGAATCATTCCGGCGTTTCACCACCACCGCCCCAAACGGGACACCAGCATTCTCCGCCTCAACCTCAGCCTCAGCGACAAACGACCCCAACCGAGACGACCAGTCCTTCACGTTCTTGATTTCGATAGCCCAATCAGGGATGCCGACCACGTCGCCACGATCCAACGCCCCATGCTGGGCACGACGCTCAACCAGGTACGGCTTGCGTTCAGCAATAAACCGCACCACCTCAGTCTCGAACCGGGTGCCTTTCGCCTTGTTGGCTGAAGACGACATCTACCAAAGATCCTCAGCGGGCTCAGTCTTGACAGCAGGCCGATCCTCAGGCCAGCGAGACACAGCCTTCGCCACATCATCAGCAGCGATCTTCGACTTCTTCCGGTCGTCGCCTTCCTTGCCGACCCACTGGTCTTCCTGCAACCGGCCAACAACCACGACCGTGTCGCCTTTGCGAAGCTCGGCAGCACAGTTGACCCCTAGGTCTTCCCAAGCCTCAACGTCGATAAACAACGCCTCCGACTTGCCGTCCTTGCCTTTCTTGTTGTGGGCAGCGATCCGCATGTTCGCCACTTGGCGGGACGAACCCACCGTCTTCAACTCCGGGTCAGCGACCAGCCGGCCGTGCCCTTGAATCCGCAACGTCACTAAAACGCCTCCTCTTTGGTTTCCAACGCATCCAACGCTCTGCTGACCGCTTCCACATCCTCAAAAGACGTGAGATCAGACCCCCTAGACACCGCCCGGTTCAGCGCTTTGGCAGCAATCTTCAACAACTCGGGAGGCGCTACCCCCATGTCTTGTGCGCGCGCCGCAACCTTTTGCACCTCGACATGCAGGTCGTCGTCATCGTTCGTACTGGCAGCGGGGCCGTCAACCTTTTTGGAGGGAAGTTCCTGGTTGACTTCGGGTCGCCTAGCCCTCGACCCCGCTGCCTTAGTTGTCTTCGACATTTCTTCACGGCTAGGACGCGGCATGGAACCATCCAGCAGCATCCCGTTCGCCAACGCCCGCCCAATCGCAGACGTTTCACAGTTCTCAACATGGCTCGTCTTATTGACAAACCCGTCGCCCTTCAGTTCCCGCGCCCACCCCGTAGCAAACGGAGAAGTCTCACCGTCGCGGTACAGCGAAGCCTTGAACACGACAACACCCAAATCCTCGTCGTGTTTGATCATGTCGGTGAAAATCCGGCCACCAGGATGCGCCGCCCAAAACTTCGGCAACCGATCCTTGACTTCCTCATAGTCCTGCAAGTTGAAGTTTCCGCCAGCCATCAGCCAACCGCCTCAAACAACATTGCTTGACCATCCTCATCAGGCACCGACACCCGGTACTCGTTCAAACCAGCCGTCACGCGGCGACGATCCACAACCCACGACCCAAACCGGGGTTTCCGCAGGTCACGCAACCGAGCCGACACCGATGCTTCAGACGCCCCGACAGCCGAAGCGATCATCGGCAACGTCCGCCACCGGCCATCCACCATCAGGTCCCTGACCGCCACTAACTGGGTAGACAGGCGCTTCTCATCGAGTTCTGGCACGCAAGTGTCACCATCGAAGGTCAGCGCCATCACGCCACCTCCTCGATCTTGAGGCCACACACCGGGCAACACCCGCCGTACTTCTCACCCGCCAACAAGTTGCGACCCACATAAGTGTCACAACCGTCGCAAAGCACCACGCCCCGCAACCGACGCTCCACATGCCGACTCACGCCGCCACCTCCACAGGCGCATGCGGATTCCACGACTCCTGAACATGCGTCGCAGCAAACTCGACAGGCACAGGCCCCGACTCCATCACCCGACAAGTCGAGTTGTGCCGGCAATACCGACAGTTCCACGGCTGACCCTTCCCCATGTAACGAGGCGGAGACTCCACCAAACCCACACCAGGAATGTCCCGAGGTGGAATCACACCATCAATCACCGACTCTGAAATGCGCTGCAAACGCATCAGCTCGTTCTCCACCAACGACTGGACCGTGTCGCCAGCCTCAGCAACCATGTCGCCCATCTGGTACCGAAACTCCAGCGTCTGTCCCGGCCGGTACCCCTTCCGGTAATCTGTTTCCTTGCAGATGTAAATGAACCGGATCGCCAACGCCCCCAACCCGTACGCGTAAATCCCGGCCTGCAAAATGTGCTCCAACTTCGGTGCATCCGCCTCCACCGCCATGTTGAACGCAAACCCGCCCATCGTCTTTATCTCATGGACCGTCAACTCGCTGCCCTCAATCAACACACCGTCAGCCGATCCCGACACGTCGAAACCAAACGTCCTCAAATCGACAGGCACCTCGGCCACAAAATCCGGGAACATGGCAGCCACGCCCCGCTGCACCAAATCGTGAATAGCGTCACCCAGCCTGAACGCCAGCAGCGTCTCGTACCCGATGTCCTCACACTCAGGGACACGAGCCGCATCCAACGCCAACTGACGTTCACACCCCATCGCAGCCGAAGCACGCATCGACGTACCCAACGCCGTCGGCTTCGGACCCTGAGCATCACGTTCCGCACGCAAGAAAGCCAGCGTGGTGCTAGCAACCAAACCCGGTTCGGTGTAATCTCCGTTACTCATGGCAAACCCCCAAAGGCAATAGGCGGGGGGACCACGACACCAGCGTCAAACCCTGAAACCCAGGTCAGGGTTTAGAGGCGAGAAACCATTGCCTCTATAACCCCATGTTTCTGCTGGTGCCGACTCGGTCCCTTTGTTTAGGTGTCCCACACTACACGAAGGACATGCGACGTGTCAATCCCCCCCGAGTGGTGTAGCGGGTTTTAGTCAGCGAGGGAAGCAGTCCCCGCGGTTCCCGTGGTGCGGGCCAGCCATGACTTGATTAGCGACAAGGCAGCAGCGGCGGCGGCAATCAGCCCGGCCTCAGCGGTTCCGAGGTCAGTGATGATGAACACTGACAGGAATGCCTGTAGTGCTGTGGCTGTAAGCCGCTCGAATGCGTCTGATGGAAAGTTCACCATTTCTCCTTTGCACGGTCCTCGACATAGATCGGGGCCTGTATCGACACCCCATATTTTGGGGTGACAACCATGAATGCCTGCTGTGGGGGCTGGTCGGCGCAGTTGAGGCCGATGCGGGAAAACTCGTCTGCGCCTTTGACGGTGCCGTTGACTACGAGGCCGGTCGCGGCAGCGAGAATCAGCTGGTGGAAATGTCCGATAACCATGCAGTCGAACTCGGTGTTGACTGCTTTCTTGGCTTTCATTCGGAACACTGGCGGGAACAGGCCGGCGATGCCGCCTCCTCCGCCTCGCACCTGGTCTCCGTGCGTGAGCAGGAACCGGGTGTTGTATACGTCTACGAGACAGTCGGCTGATTCGCCTATCTGCCAGGTGATGCGTGGATCGTCTTTGAGATGATTCGCGCACATTGTTGCGAGGAGCCAGTCGAGGTTGTCGGTGACACGACCCTTCATGCGGGGCTTGCCGGGTTTCATCCGTCCGTGGTTGCCGACAACTACAGGCACATGCACGGAACCGAAATGGTTAGCCAACTGTTTGATCGCAGCAGCCAACTGTGCCGACCAGTGAACAACAGTCGCCAACGAGGACGCTTCGTTGGATTCGACTAGTTCGTCGTGAATGTGCCCCGAGACCAGGTCCCCGCCCAGCATGAGAACTAGACCGTCAAGGGCTAAGCCTGCGACGTAGTCTCGGGACAACTCGATTACTTTGTTTGAGAACCGTTTGAGGCGCAGTTCAGCGATGCGCCGGTTGTAGGCGTTGACTCCACCTACTTCTTCGACTTCGACTACTTCGTCCCAATGCGTGTCTGACAGGACAGCGACCACCGTTGCTGATGATTTCGATTTGGGGCGCTTCGGGGAAACCCATGTCGGGGGTTTCTTGTTGGCTGCTGTTTCGTATGCGCCGACACGGGCTTCGGCGGCGTCGAGTTCGTCGGTGAGGGCCTTGTTTTGTTTGCGGACAACAGCCAGTTCCGTTTTGGCCCGGATGGCTTGTTTCTCGATCCGGTTGAGCCGGTCGAGCATCGGAGCCGCGTCAGCGAACTCGGACAGGGTGTCAACCACTCGGGACTGCTTGACGTTCGCGATCCATGACGAGTGTTCTCACTTTGCCTACCGTCGCATCCGGGTACCCGATCTTTTGCAGCCACTGTGTGATCTCGGATTCCTTCTCGCCAGACGCCATGATCTGTTCAACGACATCGTCGGAAAGGCAGTCGGACCAGCGGGGGAGCCGCCTGTTTCGCGGGATCGCTGCGAACTCTGCGAGGGTTACGGGACTGTTAGCATCCGGCATGTCAATACGCCTTCCCAATACGAGTTGTCATCCGAGTAACGGATGGGTGCAAGTTCCAAGTCTTCAACCGTGACGGTCTCTGACCTGTCCCCCTCCTCATAGGTGACGGCTTTGGCTTCCGTGACGAGCGAACGCAAATGCAGATAGTGGTCTTGTGAGTCGTATGCGGCTGGTGCGCCGGCCCCGTGGGCGGTCAACACTGTTCCCTGCAATACGAGTGGTGCGATGATTTCTTCGATGCGTTCCGGTTGGGGGCGTGCATCTAGTGACCAGCGTTCCAGAATCGGCCCCGAGGTGGTATCGCTGGCGCCTCTGGCAAGGCCGATGTTGACAACGAAGGTTTCTGACGCCGGGTCAACTGCGCCGTATGACGTTTCGCCGCCTGATGTCGCCAACACCATTGCCGTCGATTCGTTGTTTTCGTCGGTAACGGTGATGGTGGTGGTGCCCGCCACACCAGCCACCAACCCGCGGTAGTTGTAGGAACCGGACCGGTAGTCCACGCCTGCCAACCGGTAGTCAAAGTCGCCTGAACCAGAAGTGGCCTGTTCCTTAGAGAACCTGCCCGACACGGCCCGAGCGACCTTTGAAGCCACTGTTCCGAACGTAACCACGCCTACCGTAAGCTCGGCGGCGGTTGACAATGTTCCTGCATAAGACTCACCGTACAGTTCGCCGTTGCTGTCAGTAAACAGCAACTTGTTGTCAAACATTTCAACGCTTTGCACGTTGCCGTATGACGATGAGTCGTGAGCCAGGTAACGGCAATAGGCGGGAACCAATGTGTCGGTGAAGATAGTCAAATCGGCTTTGTAGGTGTCACCGTTCTTGGTTCCCCAGTAGGCGTACTGGCCCGAAATGCGTACACCGTATGCGGCACCGCCGTCGTCTATAACGGGACCGAAAGTAACGGATGCCTGGTCGTTAGAGTTGATGACTCCGAAGCGGACACCGGTAGATGTTCCGACGACCATGATGTCTCCGAAAGTATCTACACTGAACGGCCCGGAAAAGGTTTCGCCTTGCGGCAGAATCGCAGCCGGCACAGGGTACGCTAGGGAGCCGTCTGAGGCGCTCACACCTATCGAATACAGGGTTCCCTGCCCGTTGATGTTGTACGCAGCGTATAGGGCCTGTGGGCCGCCCCTGAGGGCAACACAGGTGCCTGACAGGGTGTTATCAAACGTCAACACTGTTCCTGAGGTGTTCAGCTCGACCAGGCGGGCACCGTCGGCAGCCAACAAACGACCGTTTGCGTATTCGATGACATTGGCTTGGAAAGTTCCAATAGTTGCTGCCGTTGTCGTAGACGAAACAGTCGCCTTCTTTACCGCTGAACCGACCGCGGCGTACACGCTGGTGCCATCGGAAGTCCAGTCCTCTATCGTGCCGCCCATCGGCGTTGTCGTAGACGAATAGTCAGGGTCTGCTGCGGCGTTCGGGTCGCCGTATTTCAGGTCGGTGCCGTCTGAGAAATAGAACACTGTGCCGTTGACGACACGGGCGTACAGATTCGTGTTCGCCCCTGTTTCTTTAGTGTCGATGGCTTTCAGCATCGACAAGCGGCCCTTGGTGAAGATGTCAACATTCTTTGACGTGTGAAAGCGGCGACGGTCAGAGTCGCTCAGGTCGTAATGTTCCTGGCCTGCGCCGTGCGACCAATCTGTTTGCGACCGTATCCACTGGCCGACATCAGACAACGTGTTTTCGCCAACATCGCCGCCCGTGTCGCGCTGCTCTTTCTGCGCCGGGATGGTGCGCCGGCGGAAACCAGTCAGGTCAACGAGATATCCGCGGCCGTCAATGGAAATGTCGTACTGCGGGGCAACAGCCATCGGCTACTCCCCGGAACGAAGCCACGTCGTCGGGTACAACTGGCCCAACCTGGATGCTTCAGCCGCGATTCGCTGATCACGCCTAAACCTGAGGTCACGCATCGAAGCCGAAATGGCACCCGATGGGACTTCTTCGGCGCGCCGCGTTGGCGACTGATGCGTAATCGACTCGCGCTGAATCGGCTTGAACGACATTAGAGCCAACGCCGCACCCAGCGGAGGCAGGTCGTATGCCTCTGTATGCAGTCCTGTAGACGAAAGTGTGGACGCTGCCGACGTGAGCGTCGTGAACGGTGCCTTGTATTCGACGCGAACCGTTTGCCCTGACGTTGGAATGTCTTGCAGCACAAGTGCCACACCGGAAGCAAACGTCGCGGTGTCACGGTTGCGACGGATCGCCCAACGGCGCACCTCGGGTTCAGACTTGTCTGTCCCCGGGTCCGTGTAAGTAACCCGATGCACACCCAGGGCGTCTGATGCGAGGTCGTAGCCGTCGGTGCCTGACGTGTAGGTAAACGTCTTGGTGGACATTTGGTACAGGCCGCGGGCCGACAAGTCGTTCAAGTCGTCGTTGAGGGCGTCGAGAATCATGTTCGCTGGAAACGCCGGGCTGGCCCGGATCACGTCCGCGGCCGAATGTGCCGCAGCTGCCGAACCGCCGTAACCGCGCATCACGCCAACAGTGGTGCCTGACACCGACGTGACGTACATGAGTTCGGTGCCGATCTCCATGACGGACCCGGCGACAATGGGGCCAGTGGCGAACTCGGTGACCAGCGTGGACGTAGACGAGTCGATGCCGGCGTTGAGGCGGTTGATTGCCTCGACGGTCCCTGAGAGCAGTAGGTCTCGGGTTCGATCTATCCACGTTTGCGCTGTCATGCCTTAGCCTTTTGCTTCGGCAAGCAACGACTCGGTGGCCTTTCGTGCCGCGTCTGAGCGCACGATCTGGCCTGCTTCGACTTCCATCTTAGTCTCGGCACGGGATTCGAGGTCTGCGGAACCGGTTACACGGGGTGGTTGTAAGCCTTCTCGCCGCATCCGCTTGTATGCGTCCATGTCGCGTGACATGGTGCGTTCCACATTCGAGTTTGCTGCACCTGTCGAAAATGACAGGGAACGAACCTTCTCAGCGAACGCCTGTCTTTCGGCGTCGCTCATTTCCTGCTTGCCCACTGATCCTCCTCAGGATGTTCATGCGGCTTCCACGTCGATGCGGTAGCCGGCTGTGGCAAGCAGGTCTGCTTCTGTGTCTGTTAGATCGTCGGGGCCTTCGTGGCCTCCATGCAACGTGCGGGTGATCGTGTCGGGGTCTGCCGGTTGAGTCGTGGTGACTGCCCCGGATGCGATCCACACGTTGACGCCTTTGGAGCGTGGCGAGTAGTGGCGGGCAAGCATGTTCGCTGCCGCCAGGGGCCGGTAGTCCGGTTCGCCTTTCGCAAGCGTCGGCAACGTGTTTGTCGTGTTCAAAGTGACACGCCGCACCTGGTCGGGCGACGGAACCGCTACGAGACTGGGGATTGTGTCGGGTGTGACGTTTGCTGTCTGGCTGGCTTGTGCCGCTGGGGAGGCAGCGACCGCTGCAACCGTGACGGCTGCGACTTCGGCGTGTCCTGCTGCGGCAGCTGAGGGAACCGCTGCGACTGCTGCGATTGTGGCGGCGCTGACCCCTGCGGCCCCGCTGACCGTTGGGGCCAGCACCGCTGCCGTCGCCGCAACCACACCCACGGTTGCATCCGCGGCTCCAGCCACGGTTGGCGACGGGGCTGCCGTAACCGCGGCCACCACGGCGGGGGTTACAGCAGCATCCAACGAACCCTGGTACGACGCACCGGTTTGCCGGTAGTCGATGCCTGTCTGGCGGTAGTCAAGCGCCACGGGACTGTTCTTCCATTAGTTCATGTTTCGCGTCGTGGACTTTCGTCCACACGGTGAGGCCAACAATGTTGTCGGACACCTCGTCTAGTTTCGTGTTGAGACCGTCGAGTTTCTTCATGTTGTGGGTGTGGCGGTCACTGTTTTCGCGGCGCAACGTGTGAACAAGCACCGAGAAAATCCCTGTGACTGATGCTGCCCCGACGACGCCGGCGGCTTGCACCCATTCAGCCGGCACGAAACATCGCCTTGTATGTTGCGGGTCCGACGATGCCGTCT